TTCTCTATAGCGCTATTACTTTAGTTGGAAGAACGGTTTATGCAGTTGCATCAAATCAGCCAGTCAATATGTGGATATGGTCTGCGACATTTGTAATGGTCATTGCAATGGCATTAAGATTTGTAGGCGCAAAATGAACAACGAGATAAACACCAAATATTGGTTGCGTATAGCTGAAAATGTTGGGAAAGCATCGACATGTCGCTTACCAGTTGGCTGTATTCTTGTCCATCGAAATACTATTGTTGGAATGGGATATGTTGGAAGTGTCCATGGCGATTATCATTGTAATGAACAAGGTCATATTGAATGTGAAGTTGATTATAGAGGTCAAAGGAGAAAAACTTGCATACGAACAGTTCATGCAGAAGTAAATGCAATTCTTAAATGCACTGTTCGTGGAAATAAAATGACTGAATGGATTTCATGTTATTCAACACATGAACCGTGTTTTGATTGCACAAAACTTTTGCTTCAAATTGGTGTTCGTAAAATATATTTTATAACTTCATATGAAGATGAAAGAAAAAAACAGTATCTTTCTAAAATTAATACAAATGAGTTTGTAGATGTGTCAATTTTTGATCTTTTGTTATTTCAACAGGTGACATTATGAATTCTGACCGCGCTGTTGCAATTGACACTGAGTTTGATCTTAATAAAGTTCCATTTCTTGCAACATCTTGTGATTGGCGATTGGAAACTGATTTATATCGCTGTAAGAAAGAATCTGACATTGAACGTTTAAAAAGAATTGCAGAAGATAGATCGATTATAAAAATAATGTTTCCAATGTCTGTAGATTGGTATACTCTTAGAAGAGTTGGAATTGAATGTAAAGGAGATTTTGAAGATCCATTGATTGCAGGAACCTTATTAGATGAGAATTTTGCAAGTCGAAAAGGTTTAAAGCCAATGGCTCAACGGTATCTTAAAGCGGACATTAAGGAGGCAAAGGAGCTCGCTGTTTATAAAAGGAAATATAAAAAGATTGCAAAGGAGAAAGGAATAGAGTTTGATTATTCAATGATTCCGCGTAAAATTATAGAGCCATATGCATCTGAAGATGCAGTATTTACTGAAAAATTATGGTTTTTGTTTCGTGAACCAATTAAGAAATTTAATTCGATTTATCAAATAGAGAAGAAGGTTGGGCGTATTATTGTAGAAATGCAAGAAATTGGAATGATGGTTGATCGCCCATTTTGTAGAAATCAATCAGAACAATATGATAAAGATATTATTGAATGTGGAAAAAGAATTCAAATAATTTTGAGAAAAGGTGGATTAAAGATTCCAGAGTTTAATTCTGGTTCTCCAAAACAGGTTGGATACGCTTTACAAAAACTTGGTGTTCCATTACCTTTAACAGAGAAAGGAAATCCTTCGACTGAAAGTAAAGTATTAATGGACCATGATCATTATCCATTAGTAAGAGAAACGTTATTGGATCGTTTTCTTAAAAAGCAGAACGGGACATATTTTAAACCATTGTATTTTCGATATACGACTGAAGGAAATCCATATGCGCACTTCTTTCTTTTTGGATCAGGAGCAAGAACGGGACGAATGTCTGCAGAGCTTATTCAAACTATACCAAGACCTGATGAGTCTAGAACTGCACATGCGCCAAAGCTTGCGAGAAAAGCGTTTAGACCTCGTGAAGGTTATGTCCTTGTTGCAGCCGACTATAAAGCCCTCCAAATGCTTATCTTCTTCCATTTTGCTAAGGCTACAACTCTTATTAAAAAGTGTCGTGATGGGTGGGATCCGCATGATGCTGCGTGTTCTATGTTATTCGGAAAGGTTGATAAGGAATTAAGGAAAGATACTAAAAACATCCAATTTGGAATCGTGTTTGGAATGGGAAAGGCGAAGTTGATTAATTCTTTACGTCGCAGTAAAGCAAAGAAGGAGGTAACTCAATTTGAAGCTGAACGAATCCTTCAGAGATATTATAGCATTGTGCCAGTAAAAGAGTTTACCAGACAATGTGTAAGTGAATTATATAAGTCTGGAGTATTAAAGTTAGGATTTGACTCTAAGTTAATGTCATTTCATAGAGAATACAGAGTTCCTCAAGAGTTCGCGTATAAAGGACCGAATGTTCTAATTCAAGGTACAGAGGCATATGTTGTAAAGCATGCGATGATTCGATGTGATGAAATGATTAAGAATAAAGGCATTGACATGCATATGTTAATGCAAGTTCATGATGAACTTTTATTTGAAGTATCTGAAAAGGAACCTTTACATCATGTTCTTGATGAAATTAAAAAAGCAATGGAAGATAACATATCATTATCTATTCCATTAAAAGTTGATACAAAAGTTAGTAAAGAAAATTGGGGGTCTGTAGAGGAGTGGGAAAAGGTAAAACATACTTTTAATAAAAGGAGCTTAGTCGCTGTATGAGTGAGATATGGGCTGATATTGAGGCATTTCATACGCATTTTAATTTGCCAACCTCTAAAACGGGTGAATTTCCAAGTAAAGAGATTATGACTTTTAGAATGAAGTTTTTGAAGGAGGAATTGGGTGAATTTATTGATGCGTACACAAAGAATAACATTGTCGAAGCTTTTGATGCATTGATTGATCTTGCATATGTGACTATTGGAACGGCCCGTTTTATGGGTCTCCCATTTGATAAAGGTTGGACAGTTGTTCATAGAGCAAATATGAAAAAAGTTCGAGCAAAAACAAATGGCGCGTCAAAACGAGGAAGTAAATTTGACGTTATAAAACCCCAAGGTTGGGTATCTCCTAATGAAGCGTTAAAGGCATTGATAACACTAAGTGACAACCCGTATTTAACAGTGAGTGAAAAATGAAAACGATGATGGCAATTGATCCATCGATTAATTTTTGTGGTGTCTCTATCTTTGAAATAAAGAAAAGAGAATTAATTGATGCTGTATTAGTAAAGCCAGAGAAGATTGTTATTCGTGATGGCGAATGGTATGATAAAGCCTTTTCGATTTTTAACCAAGTCAATCTATTACGCAAGAAACATGGATTAGTTGCAATTGCTTGTGAATTGCCAGATTACTGGTCAGTTGCAGGATATATGGCTCGTGAATCTGGGTCAATTACAAAATTATCATTTATGTGTGGGTTATTTTATGGAATGAGAAATGATGTTGATCGATTTGTCTTTGCGCTTCCAAGAGAATGGAAAGGACAGCTTAGTAAAGATGTTGTGAGAAATCGTCTTGAACCACATTACGTAAAGAATGAAAAGAAATATTCTAAGGAGGAGTGGAAAAAGTTGGACCATAACATTCTGGATTCAATTGGAATAGGGCATTGGAGTTTATTTGGTCGCGTATAGTGGAGGAAAATTGAAATGGAACCATTAATCGTATTAGAGATGCTTGGACTTGTGGTTGGGCTTGGGTTTTGGGTTGTTGTGTTTATTTTTTGTATTTGGTATTTTGGTCGAGCATATGCATTGGAAGCTTCAGCATTAGAGTTGATTAATTCATACACGGCAAAATTAAATGGTAGCAATAGATTTATTTTCAATGAAGAGCAGATGAAAATGGTATTTCCAGAATATAATAAGTGGGTTGTTAAAAAGGTTTGGAATAAATTGGCGGATTCTGGAAAGATTTCTAGAGACCCTGTTGACAATGAATGGTGCATAATATGAAAGATTGTCTTGACTTATGCCGAGAAGAAATTTATAAAGTGTTGGAGAAATATGGTTGTATGTTAGAAGTAACTGGAGAATCTCCAGATGTTTCAATATGTGTTAAAACAATTGCATTGAATGTTAATGATATTGTGGCTTCAACCGATCTTTATCCGTGATATCTTTATTATTAAAGGCATAGAATGATTCGCACTAAGTTGATGGACCATCAGGTTGTGACGTCAAAATTTGCCAGAGAAAAAGATTATGCAGGAATTTTCTTAGAATATGGAACGGGAAAGACATTATGTGCTCTTGATATGATTGACAAACTTGGACTTTCACGAATATTAGTTGTATCAACAAAGTTGAGCGCACAATCGACTTGGCCATCTGAAATTAGGGAACATACAAATTTTCGATGGGTTGTATTAGTTGGTTCTAGAAGAAAAAAATTACATCTTTTGAAATATGGGTTAGATTCGACGAGTGTGAAGTCTGGCCCGTATCATACCGCGGCTTCTAGGACAGTACTTTTTCTTATTAATTATGATGGTGTAAAAAATATCTATTATGAGTTGATTCAATGTAAATGGCAAGCGATTATTCTTGATGAAAGTACAAAGATTAAATCACCTCATACGAAGAGAACTAAAATATTGTGGGACATTGGGAAGCGTATTCCTCGTCGCTACATTATGACTGGGTTTCCTGTTACAGAAAATTTGGCTGATTTATATTCTCAGATGAAGTTCCTGTCAAATGATGTTAATTTATTGGGCTCATCTTATTATGCTTTTTTGAATACATATTTCGTAAAAATTGGAATGAAAACATTTCCAAAGAAAAGAATGGTACAAGAGCTTATCAATAAAATTTCTCCATTTTGTATTCGAATGTCAAATGAAATGTTAAAATTACCTCCAAAGGTTTATAAGAAAATTGACATAGAATTAACGCCAAAGCAGAGGCAATTGTTAAATGAATTTAAGTCTACATTTCGATTAGAATTAGGGAAGGTAAAGTTGGACACCCAATATATCTTTTCTTTGATTACGAAATCCCTTCAAATTTGTGATGGGTTTATACAAGATGATAAAGGAAATTTGGAAGTTATAGAAACTGAGAAGGATGAAGCTGTATTAGAGACTTTAGAAGAAATGGATGCGCATTACAATAAAGTTGTCATTTGGTGTGCATTTCGATTTTCTATTGCTAAACTTAAAAGAATCTTGAGTCGGTTTAATTATGGTATTGTGACATTGACTGGTGAAACAGAAGACCCAGATTTTTCTATTAAGAATTTTCAACATAATAAGAAATGCACAATTCTTTTAGCGACCCAGAAAAAAGCAGCTGAATCGGTGACGTTGACTGCAAGCAAATTTGCGATTTATTATAGCAACACATGGTCATATGATTTGAGAGCAAACTCTGAAGCTAGAATAAGAAGGAAAGGATCAGAGGGTCATTCATCGATTACATATGTTGATCTTGTCAGTAAGTCAACTGTAGAAGAAAAAGTATGGGAATGTTTGCGGAAGAAGAAGGATTTGATAGGGGAACTTCAGAAGGCGTTTATTGAATCTATATAATGGAGAAAGTTATGGATAAAGTGCGTCAGCTATTTGTTTCGTTTGGTAGTTTGAATGCATTTTCAAAATGTCCGAGATATTATTGGTATAAACATATTCGTAGATTGGAATTAGTCAAATTTAATATAGCGTTTACAATTGGGAGGATTATGCACCATGGCATTCAAGTATTGTTTGAATCACCTAAAAAAGCTGAAGAAGAAATAAAGAAGAAGTTTAAAGAGGAAGCTCAGAATGCCCGTAAGCAATTCCCGCAAATGGGCATTGATGATGAGCAAGAATTGGCCCAACAGGAATTTATTTCCGTTGGAATGTTACGAGCATTTCGTGCGTACTATTCAAAGTTTTTGAAGGAAACAACTCACATTTCAACAGAGTTCTCGATTAAATATCAGTTGAATCCTCAAGTTACCGTTGTAGGCAAAATTGACAACATTATTGCAAATTTTAAGAAGCTGTACATTTATGAGTTAAAAAATCTCAAATCATTTGATATGTCAAGAATTCAAAGTATAAAGACAGACCCTCAGACAAGCTTATATTTTGAATTGTATAATCGAATGGCTAAAAAAGCTGATCGATTAAATGGAATCATTTATAAAATTATCAAAAAGCCTCAAATTCGTCAAAAGCAATCGGAATCGAAAGGAGAATTTTTACGGAGGCTTGAAGGATGGTATGAAGATAGAGGAGAAACTAAATTTCATTTGGAGCGTCTTAATGCGCCGTTTATATCAGGCGAGGCGGTTTTGAATTCTGTTGACAAAGTTTCAAAGCGAATGCTAGCAAATGGATTTTCTAAAGAAGAGTATTACCAAGATTTTTCGTATTGTGTTCATGATTGGGGGCTTTGTCAATTCTATGGGTTATGTCATGAAGGAGGTGAAACGCCAGCAAATATGAAGCTTTATAAAATTCGTCCTAAATTTAAGGTACAAGAAGAAGGAGGCGCGGAAAAAGATGGATAATGAAGTTGGCGTAGAAATATATCAGTCACGTGGTGAGGTTAATTTAGATGAGTCTGCGTTTATGTATTTTGGTCCGCCAAAGATCGGTAAGTCAACGCTTGCTTCTGGATATCCAAACTGTGTGTTTTTATGTACGTCAAAGAAAGAGATTAGCCGACTAAAGGTTCCGTATATTTTAGTTAATGATCATAAGAAATTAATGGCAGCAATAGATTATTTAATTGAGAATAAGAAACAGTTAGGGTATAAGGTTGTTGTTTTAGATTTTATTGATGCTATGTATACGAATTGTGAGACGTATGTTTGTAAGAAATTAAAAATTGAACATGCGTCAGAAGCTGGGTATGGTAAAGGCGTTGGGATGATCGATTCAGCTTTTAAGAAAGAGGTTACAAAATTAATTGGTTCAAAGTTTGGGGTTGTTATTATTTCTCACATGCAGATTAAAGAGGTCCAAACAATGAATGGAATAGTGCCAAAGACTTCAACGACTCTTCCTGATAGAGCAAGGAAAATTGTCATTCCATTGGTTTCTGTAATTGGGTATATTGATTTTGAAACTGTAAAACTTAAAGATGAACAGACAGGAAAAGTACAATATAAACGTCATAGAATAATCTCATTTGAGCCATCTGAATTTTTAGAGGCAGGAGATAGAGATGGATATTTACCTTCAAAGATTCAATGTTTTGCCGATCCAAAGAAGACGTATAAGTTGATTGAAGATTATTATACCGGTCGGCGCCAAAAGAATGCAACATGAGGAGGAAGAGGAAAGAAAGGAGGTGCGTATGTAAGAAGATGGTGTAAGATAGGTTAGTTAAGGGAAGTTTAGTTTTATCATTTTAACCTAACTGGAGGTTTATGATGTCAACCGACATTAATATGGATCTTAGAAAGCTTTCAAAGACATGGTCACGTACTGAAGCCAAAGCCGGTGGTGGAGGATCTGGCATAAAGGATGGTGACTATGTTGCAGAAATCGTGTCTATGGATGTAAATAATAGCAAGAAGACCAATCGTTTGCAGGTTGTTGAGAAGTTTCGCATTGCAGAAGGTAAGTATAAAGGCAAGGAAGTTTCTCAATATCATGGCATTGAATCAGAACAGAATATTGGGTTTTTCAAAGGCCATTGTGAGGTTATTGGTTTGGAAGTTCCAGAAGACCCATCTGATCTTCCAAATGCATTGGAAACGTTTGTCTCTGAAAATTCTGATATGTTTGACGTACGTTTAAAGACAAATGATGGCGGATATCAGAACGTCACCGTGCTTTCAGTTGCTGGAGAATCTTCAAGTGAAGAGTCATCTGAAACTTCAGCCGATAATGCTGGTGACGACAAACCGGTAAAGAAGGCTAAGAAAAACCGCAGATAATCCTACCAACGCTGCCGCTAGACTGCTAAGTTTGGCGGCAGCATATTTTGATAGGATGTGTATTAATTATGTTGCACAATCTTGGGGACATTGCTAAATCGAAATTTCACAATTCTCCAATCCGTATTCGTGCTATTGTCTCCGGAAAAAGTACAGCGCCTTATAAAATACCACTGACTGTTGAATTGCAATGCGTTACTCCAGAATGTTGTGGTGGACATTGTCGATTTAAGAATAAAAAAGAAATTATAATTAAGCCAAGTGATGAAACCTTTCTTTTATTTATTGACATTCCATCAGTAAAAATTGGATCTGCAATTCGTCAGTATGCTAAGACACCATGTAAACAAATCCTCTATAAAATTTTATCAACACAAAATGTATTAAGAATTTTCATTTCTCAACCAACTGGTGAAGATAGGACAAAGTGGTTGTCAGCTCAAACGTCTTATTATGTTGGGCATGATATTACAACAAACACAACATTTTATTTAGAAGGTTTTTCTACTGTTGATCCTAAGACGCAGTTGACAACATATATTTTTACTAACGCTGAGAAGTCTAAAACTGATATTGAATCTTTTGAATTAACGCGCGAGGCCCATAAAAAGCTATTACAGTTTTGCCGATCGTATGAATCTGTAGATGAAGTTTTCTCGTATCTTGGCCAGCTTTATGAATCGTATGCGTTAAATGTTACAAAGATTTATGATCGATTTCTTTTACATCTTGCGGTTGATATTATTTTTCATAGTGCTATGGAATTTACATTACCTAGTGGTAGAACACAACCTGCACGGATTGATGCTATTGTTATTGGCGACACTAGATGTGGTAAAGGCCATGTCGCTGAAGGTCTTTCCAAGTATTACGGTGTAGGTGAAATTGTTGGCGCAGAAAATTGTACTTTTGCTGGATTAGTTGGTGGCGCGCAGCAAATTGGAAATCATTGGGTAATTTCTTGGGGTCGCATTCCTCTTAATGATAGGGGACTTGTCATTATTGACGAGGCTTCTGAATTAAAGGATGAGGACTGGACTCGCTTATCAAGGATAAGGAGTGAAGGGATTGCAGAAGTTACGAAGATCCAACAACAGGTAACAAATGCAAGAACAAGATTATTATTTCTTTCGAATCCTCCAAGTAAGGCTATGTCAAATTATACATTTGGTATTCATTCGTTACAGGAACTTGTACACGCTCCAGAAGATATTGCACGATTTGATTATGCATGTATTGTCTCGCATGAAGAAGTTCCAATTGAAAAAATTAACAGGGCGTATGAGACAACGAAGTATTTCTATCCTCAATCATTAGAAAGAGAATTAATTCTTTGGATTTGGAGTCGAGCAAATCACCAAATTCAATTTTCAAATGATGCAGTCAAAGAAATTTTTGAAACCGCAAATCGTTTTGGAAAATTTTATGATATCGGTATTCCATTAATTCAAGGCGAAAATATTCGATTCAAAATTGCAAAGATTGCGACGGCATTTGCTGGTAGATTATACAGTCATGAAAAGAATGGTGAAGTCTTAAAGGTTAGACGTGTTCATGTTAAGTGTGCGGCCGCTTTCTTACGCGGTCTTTATGAATCAGATGTTAATGGGTATTATGATCATTCTTGTCAACGAAAAGAATTGAATCCAAAACTTCAGACCGAAAATATTGATTCAATTGTTGCGTACTTTAACGCGTATAAAAGTCAAGATGAAGCATTTCACTATCTCTTAAATAACACATACATTCAAGCTAAAGATGTTATGGAACATCTTAACATCTCCCACGATGTTGCGATTGAAGTTATCTTTAAACTTATTAAATTTAAATGTATTGTAAAGAAAGGCCAGTTGTATGTTAAAACCCCGTCTTTTACAAAATGGCTTCGTACCAAGATGCGTCGCGCGAGGAAGAACTGACATGAAGGCTATAATGACATTTAAAGAAATGGAACTGTATGTGTTACAAGATGTAGTGTCTAAAAAGTTAACCCGTTTAACTAAATGGTTGCCTGCTTCTCATGAAGAATTTTCTTTCATTGAAAAAGAACAAAGGAGAATTTTAGAAGACTCGACAAGAGAGTGTGTGGCTGTTTATAATGAAGGTCATATTGCATTGTTTGTGAATGACTTAACTGATGGTGAGTTTGATAAGTTACCTGAAGAGTAGTTAACCCGCTTGATTTTAACTGTATCCTTTTAGATACACCGCTTGAAATGGCTATGTACATCATCAATATATTGATGTATAATATACCCATGATAAGACATGCGGTATATACACGCGTGTCATTATAAACCGTTTAACTTTCAAGGAGGGTACCATGAAGAAGTCGCCAGCAGTTAAGGAGAAGGAGAAGGTGAAGTCAAAGAATGGGAAAATCGCTTTAACTCGAGAGATGCTTGATAAAATGCGGTACAGCATTCAAACTGCATTTGAAGGTCAAGCGCTTATGGGAGATAAGCGAGAGTATTCCACTGGTAGCGTTGGTTATAACGTTTCAGGAAAGGTCATCATCGATGGAGTTAGATGCCAAGTTGCATGCAATGTAATTGCAATTGGATCTAGAGACGTTAAGTAGTCTGCGCATGCGTGTCTATTTTAAAAGGTGAATGTGATGGATGAAAAATCTCCAGAAAACCTTGAGAAGAAAATCAAGAAAGACCAGGAGTTTATGAAGACGTTGAAGATTGCGGTTCCTGGTTCTTCATCATATTCTAAAAAGGAAGAGGAGGAGTTTTCAAAAGGAGAGTTCACCACAGAACATCAGTTAAGATTGTATATTCAGTCAGAGAAAAATAGAACGCTTGTGAAGGATATGAAACGTCGAAGAAAATTTGCGAAGAAGGATGAGAAGAGGTTTGGTGGACCTATCCATCTTTGGACAGACGCTGATCGAAGGAAGAGAATTAAAGAGGAAAATCTTCAACGATTAGTAACCCGCCACCAGAAGAATATTGCCGTAGATGAGTTGAGAGAAAAATTACTTAAACGAAAGGAATCTGAAATGGCTAAGTTAAAGAAAGAAAAAGAAGCGGTTGCAGAAAAGGAAGTCGTGAAAAAGACCACAAAAGCTGTAAAGACTTCGAAAAAGACAATGACATCAAAGAAGACAAAGAAGACGCGAGGTCCAAGGGTTGTTGATGGAAAAATCTCATTGTTGGAAACTAAGAATCCAAAGAGAGAAGGATCAAAAGCTCATAAGAGATATGAGCTCTATCGAAAGCACAAGACGGTTGCATCATATCTCTCAGCTGGTGGAAAGAGGAGTTCATTGAGATATGATTCAAAGCATGGGTACATAAAGCTTTCGAATGTGAAGCATAAAGGTGATGAGTAGATATTGGTTGCATTTAAAGGAAAGATTAGGATGAGCAACGTGGATGTACACGTACCGAAATGGCGGGTCGCTGTCCCTTAGTTTTGCTACCTAAGGGCATACCATATTAATAACAGCGTGTCAGTGGATTGTTCTAGACATGAAACTGGCCTCATCCTTTTAAAATGGCTCGACATAAGACCGACTTATCTCGATAGATTTATCTCGGCAGTCGGGCCATTTTTATTCATTAGAATGGAACATCAATAAGGAGGCTATGATGAATAAGTCTACTTCAATTCTCCCGCCAGAAAAAATGAAAATAATGCAACTTGGAATAAGCGAAGTTTGTAGTTGTGGACATTTGCGTATTCTTCATTTACCTGCAGATGGCCCAATAACAGGGCATGGAAGATGTTGGCATGGTCTTTCAAATAAAAAGATGTCACGATGTTTGTGTGCCAAATTTACTTGGGTTCGTAATGTGTGAAGGAGGTATCTATGAAACGATACTTTATCGTCCCCTCTGGTTTGCTCCGTAAGAGATGGTATATATGGGATGACAAATTCCATTACGAGATTTGCAGATGCGAAAATGAAATTGATGCAAGGAGAATTGTTACTGCATTGCAAAATTATGCGGATATGCTTCTATCAAAACAGATCGATAGTTTATTAAATACGAATTGAGGTGCCACATGCCTGGAAAAAAGGGCGTAAAAATGATTCCAAGAAAGGCGAGGTCTGGTAAGTTTCATTCCATTAAAGAGCTTGTTTTCTCTTTGTTTGATAAGAATTTGAATGTGTCAAAAGAGGAGGTTGAGAAGGTTGTTAAGAAGGAATACCCACTTTCAAATTTTATCCATAAAAATGGTAGCCACTTTTCTTGGTACAAACATAAATGGGCAAAAATGAAATTAGAGGATGCGGGGTTTATTATCAAGGACCCAAACGCTCAAAAAGAGGAGGGCGCGCATGAAACCGAGATTAATGTTAGCGAAGAAGGCGTCAATGACAATGTTGGAAGATTGGAGTCAAATGGAGTGGGAAAGAAAAATAATAGAGCCCAAAATCGACGGAGTAAGGTTCGTAAGACTTCGAGGAAAGTGGATGTCAAGGCAAGGAAAAGAGTTTCATAATGTTGATCATATTACTAAACAAATCGATGAAATCAAAAACATTGACAAGTATTTAGTAGATGGTGAGTTAGTGGGCGATGATTGGTCGCATACTATTACTATGTCAAGGACGTTTAAGACCACGCCTCTTGGAACAATTCGCTATAAGGTTTTTGATTTTGTTCGGTTAGACCAAGTGAATGAGAGGTTAATTGATAGAAGAGAGAGGTTTGCGGAGATTTTAGGTTGTGGCAATTTCTCAAATATCTCATTGACTCCATGCCATATTGTTTCTTCGTATAAAGAATTTAGGGTGGCGTTTGATGAATATACTTCTAGTGGATGCGACGGTGCGATGATTAAAGACGTGCATGGCTCGTATGAATTCAAAAGAAGCAAACATTGGTTAAAGGTGAAACCATATTCTGAATTGGACTGTCAAATTGTAGGATTCAATATCGGTAAAGGAAAATATGATAAAACGTTAGGATCAATAGATGTTTGTATTCCTATAGAAGGCCATAAGTGGAGTACATTTTCAACTTCTGTTTCTGGAATGGATGATAAAGATAGAGGCTGGATTTGGAAAAATAGAAGTAATCTAAAAGGTAAATTAATCGAAGTACAGTTTAGGAAGATTTCTGATAAGAGTCGATTGATAGAACCAAGGGTTTCAAACCCATTGAAAATTCAAGATATCCGATAAGGAGGACAATATGGAATTAAGATATAATCCAATTCGATCAATTCTCTATAACAGATGGCATGTATTTGATCATATATTAGACCGCCCAGTTTGTGAAACAATGTTTTGGCATGACGCTGAACATATTGCATTAGCGTTGAATGAATTTTTATACGGACATGGAGACTATAATGTCACGTCTAAAACCAAGGAATCGAAAGATCAGAAAACTTTATGAATGGGTAATTGTTTGTCTTGCATTTAAGAGATGTTTCTTTTGTAAAAAACCGTTATTGAGAATGAAACAACAAAATTTCCTTGGGTTTTTAGAAGTTAAAAACTATATTGAATGTTTAGCTGAATATGATAAGACTTCATTGTTTGAATTAACTGTTCATCATAATGATCAAAATCGATCAAACAATGAAAAGAAGAATTTGAAATTTTGTCATCGTCATTGCCATAAACGGTATCATGCTCAACATAGAGGAGGGTAATGAGGAAAAATATGAGAAGAACATATTCGGTTGCAGCAAAAATTGCTTATGATTTTTGTAAGATGTTTCTTAAAAATAGCTCTAATTGGCAAATTGCGGGTTCAATAAGAAGAATGGAAAATACAATTGGTGACGTTGATATTATTACAAGTGAACCATTGTTGTCAGTTACAAAAAGAATTGAAGAGTTTTCTCATAGAAGATTAATTCATAAAATTAATGGAGGCGATAAGAAAATGGATGTTGATTATAAAAACATGAGATTCAACATCTATTATGCTACTCCCAAATATTGGGGAGCTATGTTATTTTTCTTGACTGGACCAGTTGGTTATTCAATCGCATATCGTAGAATGGCAAAAGAAAGAGGATGGAAATTAGATCAATATGGTTTGCATGATAGGAAAGGAAAAGTAATTGCCGCATCTTCTGAATATGAAATTTACAAAGCGTTTGGTAAAAGTTATAAAGAACCAGAAAGGAGAGGAAAATGATAGGTGGATAATGTTGAAGTCTCCAAACATCATTAAATGGTTAGAAAGAAAACAGGGGGAGGGATACTGATGGGACAACCATGGAATGTAGGACATAAGAAAGCGGCCGTAAAGTTTATTTCTCCAAATGGAATCAAATGGTTATTAAGTGGGAAACAAAAGAATATTGAAGAGTATTTAGGTGGGGCACTTCGGTCAGAAACAAAACGAAAGGAGAGTAAATGAATTAATTATAGTTCAGTGAATCATTCAAGCAAAGTCATTAACTAAATGGAGGAAACTAAAATGGGTAAGTTCTTCACATCTATCTTTGCAATATGTGTATTGTTTTTGTCAGGTTGCACTGGTTTTACAAATGAAGCATTCAGAATTTCTGATGACATAGAATATAGAGTCGTTGAACTCTATAAACACAATACCTTCTCTCCTTCGTATACGTATCACATTTTGTTTTCCTGTAAAGAAGTTGGGCAAATGCCAGCAGTAAAAACAGAATGTGTACCAGTTCCGCAGAATGCGACAATTCAACCAGGTATTGCATATGCGCTTGCTCCAGCGCTTATTCAAGCTGGTGGGATAGTTGGTGGTGCAGCTTTAATTGCTGATGGTCTTAAGAATCAAGCAACATCGCAAGTTTCACAAACAGGTGGCGGCGCCACACAATCACAGACACAGAAACAAAATCAGAAAAGCGCTAATACCAATACTAGCGCTAACACTAATACAAACACCAATACAAACACCAATAGCAATAATGCTTATGGTGGACACGGCGGACACGGTGGTAATGGACAAGGTGGACAAGGCGGCAATGGTGGACAAGGTGGACAAGGCGGCAATGGTGGACAAGGTGGTGGCGGTAACGGGCATTAATCCTACCTCATAGGGTACTACCCGTTAGTGGGAGTGGTTCGTGGGCTCACAAGCCTGCGTGCCACTC